AGGCGGCTGTTCTTCATCGCGTCCAGGGCTTGGACCGCGTTGAAGTGTTCGGTGAGAAGCGGGCCGGCGCTGGGTGTTTGTTGTGCGTCGGCGACCTCGAGGGTTTCCGCGAGGGTCATCAATCCCTCTATCGCCTTGTAGTAGGCTTCGCGGATCTCTTGGGCTTGGTGGGCGTCCATCGCCTTGAAGATCTGGCGAAGGGTTGCGTCGGTCGCTGCGTGTTGGTTGTTTGCCTTGGTCATGTTCGTGTCTCCGTTTCGGAAAAAGGTTTGAATGGTTTACGCGATGACACACATGAGCCATGCAGTTGGCGAAAGCTCAAGCCAAGCCTTCGAGAATTGTGGGAGGAACTCACAGGATTCTTCGAACTGCAACATTTCAATCGAATCGCGTTCGGTGGCTACCAAACAAATGATGGCCCTCTATCTCTGAACTACTCGGGTAAACGCGACGTTGGCGAAACGGTGGGCAAAATAATGCAAAATCGCCGGGATGCTTCTCCCGGCGAATCGCATAGCGTTGGTCTAGGCCGCGCGGTCGTATTTGCGGGCGAGTTCGAGGAGTTTGGTTTTGATCTTCTTCCATTCCGGTTTGGTTTCGCTGGCGATCTCTCCGTAGACCTTGTCGCGAAGGGCACCCTTGTACCAACCCTTGGTCCATCCGAGTCGGTAGAACAATCGGTTGATTTCGGTTTCGCCCAGGCCGGCCCCAGGTCGATCCCAGCAACTTTTGGTTCCTTCCTTCTTGATGTAGTCCCATTCGCTGCAGCGTTTGGTATTGAGGGCGAGTTCAACCAAACCCAAAACCATCATCAGGTATCCGACCACCTTGGTCTTGTTGAGCGTTCCGCCGAAGGCTCGGAATTCGATTCGGTTCTTGCCGCGGGTCAGGTGGGTCAAGTTCAGCAGGTGGTAGCGATCCGATTCGCATCGGCTCTTGGCGTTGTCTTTGTTGCCGTATTGTTTGATCCGCTTGGCGTACATCATCTGTTCGCGTTTGCGGGTACCGGTCGAGGCGTAGATCGCTCGTTCGTGGTTGCCGACCAAGGAAATCAATCTTGCCAAGGCGGCTGCGTCTCCGTTCCAGCTAACCGTTATGTGCAGGCCGCAGCTCGAATTCACTCGGCCTCCGCGAGCGTTGATTCGGTCGATCGCGTTCTCGATCTGCTGTACGCCTTCAACCCCTTTGAGTATTGGGCTTACAAACTCGCATCCTTTGCGGCTGGCGTTCTCGGGTCGGATGCTGCCGTCGCGTTCTGCTTTCCATCCGGTTGGCAGCCAGGGTACTTGGTATCCGTTGTGGTAGGGGCCGATCGGTGTGTTGTCGGTGCCGGGGAGGGTGGTTTCGAATTCGATTCCGAAGGCGATTTCGTTTGCGTTCATCGTTGCGTTCCTGTGTGGTTCGAGGTGTGTTTTGCGTCGCGTTTTTCTGCGTCGCGATGACACACATGAGCCATGCGTTTCGAGGAACCTCAAGCGAAGTCTCGCATGTTTTTCCCAGTAATTTCCATGTTTTCTGAGAGGCCACCGGTGCCCCAACATTACGCCACCGTCGCGTCCAAACATGCTCCGCATAACCAGGCGAACATGCGGCCAAAACGCGACCGTGCGCAAACGGTGGCCCCACGTTTCGAGATGCCAAGTCACGGAGGAATGCGATGAGTGAAGGAACGGGCCAGGTCGATCCGACGAGGCTTCCGGTCGAACAAGCGGCGAAGCTACTTGCGGCCGCATACCGAGAGCGGATCGATCCAGAGAAGATCCGCCTCGACATACAAAGCGGTGCGCCGGTGAACGCCGATGGCACAATCAACCTCGTGCACTACAGCGCGTGGCAAGCAAAGGAGATGGGACGTGGCGAGTGATCCGAGGAAGCTAAAACCAAGCGAGCTATGCCGACTGCTGAACTCGACGCCGCTAGGCGAGGTGATCAGCGAGCGTCAACTGTATCGCCATCGTCAACGCGCCGGCGCACGCATCGGCGACAACAAGACCGTCGATTTGCTTCGCTATTGCGCATGGATGCATGTTGTACGACATACACCTCGTACGACAAACGGTGTCGATCCCTACGATGCAATGAAGGAGCGAGCGCGTGCGCGTAATGCGGCGCTCGCGGTTGCAGGTCGAGACATTGGTGAACTACCAGAGGTCGATAACGCAGATCGCAAAAATCGCGCGTCGCGAGACTTCCGATACTTTTGTGAAACATACTTCCCACTAACGTTCCATCTCGCTTGGTCACCGGACCACATCAAGGTCATTGAGAAGATCGAGCAAGCGGTTGTGCATGGCGGTTTGTTTGCGCTCGCGATGGCGCGTGGTAGCGGCAAGAGTTCGATCGCCGAAGTCGCTTGTATCTGGGCGGTGCTTTACGGGCATCGTAACTTTGTATGTTTGATCGGCAGCGATGAAGGGCATGCGTGTGATATGCTCGACTCGATCAAGACCGAACTCGATAGCAACGAGCTGCTCTTAGCCGACTTCCCCGAGGTCTGCTTCCCAATTCAAGCTCTCGATGGCATCTCGAATCGCGCAAATGGTCAGCTCTACAAAGGCAAACGCACGCAGATCGGATGGACCGCAAAAGAAGTCGTACTGCCAACGATCGAAGGCAGCAGCGCCAGCGGAGCGATTATCAAGGTCGCCGGCCTTACTGGTCGCATCCGAGGTATGAAGTTCAAGCGTCCTGACGGTAGGACAGTTCGTCCAAGTCTCGTGGTACTGGATGACCCGCAAACGGATGAGAGTGCTCGTTCGCTTTCGCAATGCGCGAATCGCGAAAGTATCCTCGCCGGCGCGGTGCTTGGCCTAGCTGGTCCTGGCAAGAAGATCTCTGGCATCATGCCCTGCACGGTTATTCGCCCAGGTGACATGGCAGACAATATCCTCGATAGAAATCGACACCCGGAGTGGAATGGCGAACGCACCAAGATGGTCTATGCGTTTCCCAAGAATGAATTGTTATGGGAACGCTATGCCGAGATCCGCGCCGAAGGGATGCGTGGAGGTGATGGTGGTGAAGCAGCTACCGAGTTCTATCGGCAGAACCAAGATGCAATGGATGAGGGTGCCGTTATTGCTTGGCAAGAGCGATTCAACTACGACGAACTCTCAGCAATTCAGCACGCGATGAACCTCAAATTGCAAGACGAAGCAGCGTTCTTCGCCGAATATCAAAACCAGCCTCTGCCGGCGGAGACGGTTGTCGATGGGATGCTCAAACCCGAAGAGGTCGCCAGAAAATTCAACCGCATGGACCGCGGGTTGGTCTCGATCGGCGCGAATCATCTCACTGCATTCATCGACGTCCAGCAGAAGCTACTCTTCTATGTGGTCGCTGCGTGGGAGGATGATTTCACGGGTTATGTGATCGACTATGGTTGCTACCCTGACCAGCAGCGTCCGTACTTCACGCTGCGCGAGGCTCGACAGACTTTGAGCTCCGAAGCGACTGGAACCGGACTCGAGGGATCAATCTACGCCGGCCTTGAATCGCTGACATCGAAACTCCTCGATCGCGAGTGGCAACGAGACGATGGCGCAGCGATGCGTATTGGACGGTGTTTGATCGACGCCAACTGGGGCCAATCAACCGATGTGGTCTACCAGTTCTGCCGGCAGTCGAATCATGCCGCTGTGATCATGCCCAGCCACGGCCGGTTCGTGGGCGCATCGAGTTTGCCATTCAGCGAATATCGTCGCCGGCCCGGGGATCGTGTGGGACTCAATTGGCGTATTCCCAACGTCCACGGCAAGCGAGCGATCCGACACGTGGTCTATGACACCAACTGGTGGAAGTCGTTTATCAACGCTCGGCTTCGCGTATCGATGGGCGATCGCGGTTGCCTTTCGCTCTTCGGTACCAACGCTGAAACGCATCGCATGCTCGGAGAGCATTTGACCTCGGAGTATTTCGTAAAGACCGAAGCTCGCGGCCGAAGCGTCGACGAATGGAAGCAGCGACCGGAGCAGCCCGACAACCACTGGTTCGACTGCCTCGTCGGCTCGGCGGTCGCGGCATCCATGCAGGGTGTTGTGCTATTCGGTACCGATCGAGACATCCCCGAGAAGCGAAATCGCCTGAGTTTCAAGGAAATGCAAGGGCGACGACGAGGATGAGGTGGCATTGAGCTTTTGGCAACCAAATGGATTCAAATTGACTTGTACGGAAATATGCCGTACAATTGAGCGAATCAAGGAGCAAATGATGGCAACTGCAAATAGCACCTCAAAGTCGGCTAGAATCGAAACGCGGGTCTCTCAAGAGCAGAAGGATCTAATCGAGCGGGCTGCCGCCTTCAGTGGTCGGACCGTTTCCGAGTTTGTGCTTGCTCATGTCGAAGTTGCTGCTAAGAAGGTGATCGACGAGCATGAGAAAATGCACTTAGACCAAGTGCAAAGCAGGATTCTTGTCGATGCTTTGTTGTCTCCAAAGAAGCCAAACAAGAAGTTGAAGCTTGCTATGGAGGGCTATCGCAAGCAGGTCGAAAGCCGATGAAGGACTACGTTTGTGAACCGCTTGGCAATCAACACGATCGAACGCAATTTGATTGTGGTGTGTCAGTTCTAAACGATTACCTAGCCAAGTATGCGAAACAAGATCTGAAGCGAAAGGCTTCGGCAGTTTTTGTTCTGATCGAGCGCGCGGAGCCAAAGCGAGTGATCGGTTTTTATACTCTGTGCGCGACGTCGGTAGCCCTTGCTGAGCTACCCGAAGATGTCACGAGGAAACTTCCGCGTTATCCCGAAATACCTGCAATCCTGGTTGGACGACTGGCTCGAGACGTGAATCATCCAGGCGTCGGCGCGCTACTTTTGTCCGACGCAATCACACGTTGCGTCCGAGTGGCAAGTGAGATTGCGGCAAGCCTGATCGTTGTAGATTCCAAAGGTGAAGCCGCAACGCGTTTCTATGAAAAGTTCGGGTTTATCTCGCTACCGAAATTACCTGACCGGATGTTTCTTCCAATGCAGACGGCAGAGAAGCTCTAATCCAGCGGCATTCACTGCGATTAATACCACAATCATGGTTCTCGTTCACGCCACGAAAGCTGCGACGCAAACTATTTTCTAAATTCCGTTCATCGTTTTCGCCAGTTTGCATGTTTCGTGAGTAGTTCAAGGGGTAGAGAGACACAGCTACCTTTGACAACGGACGGAACTTCTTATGCCAGACGATCTGAAGGACGCGATTCGCGAAAGTGCGAAAGCACCTGCTAAGGCATCTGGAGATGCCGGTAGCGTCGAGCAGCACAAGCTCACTGAGCAGATCGCTGCTGACAAGTATATGGCGTCCAAGGCGGCCGCCTCTCAACCGAAGCGTGGCCTTCGATTTAACAAGCTCGTGCCACCGGGTGCGGACTAATCGGTTCGCAACTGATCGAGCTTGATTCTATAGGCAGGGGTGTCGGGTTTAACAGAAGGGATTGATTCACGGATGTTTAAGTTGTTGTCAGGGATTCTGAGCAGGAACGGCGATCGTAAAGATCGATCGCTCGTCCGTGGACGCTCGGCCCGACACCCCTGGTCGTTGGTGAGAATGCTTGGTCGCTACGACGCTGCGACCACCACGGTCGACAACGTTCGCCACTGGGCAGCCGCTGACGGACTATCGGCCAGTGCGGCCAATAGCCCTGAAGTGCGCCGCACGCTACGCAACCGTTCGCGTTACGAGATCGCTAATAATTCTTACGCTCGCGGCATCTCGCTGACCCTGGCTAACGATTGTGTTGGCACTGGTCCGCGTTTGCAGATGCTGACCGCCGACGCGTTTGCAAATCGCTTTGTGGAGCAAGAGTTCTTTGCGTGGGCTGATGCCGTTGGTTTGGCTGAGAAGCTACGCACGATGCGGCTCGCACGCGTATCGGACGGAGAGTCGTTTGGATTGTTAACCAACAACCCAAGAATCAATTCTCCCATTCAACTCGATCTGAAGCTAATCGAAGCTGAACAGGTCACATCGCCCATTTTGGACCTCGATAGTTTCCGCTACCACGATGGCATTCGCTTCGATGAGCATGGCAATGCGATCTCTTATGATGTCCTCCGAGAACATCCAGGCGACGACGCTTTCTCGTTAACCGAGAACTATGACACCATCGATGCCAGTTCAATCCTTCACTATTTCCGCAGCGATCGGCCAGGGCAAATCCGTGGTATTCCCGACATCACGCCGGCGCTGCCTCTGTTTGCACAACTGCGTCGATTCACGCTGGCAGTGTTAGCGGCTGCCGAAACAGCGGCTGACTTTGCTGGGATTCTCTACACCGACGCGCCGGCAGGTGGCGAAGCCGATGCGGCCGAACCGTTTGAACCGATCGAACTGGAGAAGCGGGCTCTGCTAACGATGCCAGGCGGTTGGAAGATGGCTCAGATGCATGCCGAGCAACCGGCCACTACTTACGCCGAGTTCAAACGCGAGGTCTTAAACGAGATCGCGCGTTGTTTGAACATGCCGTTCAACGTCGCTGCTGGTAACTCATCCGGTTACAACTACGCATCAGGGCGACTCGATCATCAAACCTACTTCAAGTCGATCCGTGTCGAGCAGTCGCAAATGGCTCGCACCATTCTGGATCGCATTCTGTACGCATGGCTGCGTGAAGCGATTCTCATCGAAGGCTATCTGCCTAACTCGCTTCGCACTCTCGACTCGTCGTTCGAGCATCAATGGTTTTGGGACGGACATGAGCATGTCGATCCGGCCAAAGAAGCCAATGCCCAGAGAATCCGCCTCGCCAATCATACGACAACTCTGGCCCATGAATACGCGAGGCAGGGGCGTGATTGGGAGGCGGAACTTAAACAACGCGCGAAAGAGGTCTCGCTCATGCACGAGCTAGGACTCTCTATGGATTCAACTTCACTTTCTCCTGGAGATGTAACGGATGACGATGACACAGCAGTCAAGTAAGCAGAGTGAAATGGATGCCGAATCGGTGCCCAGCTCGCTGCGAATCGTTTGTGACGATGCCAGTTCGATTAACTTGCAAGCAGCGGAGTCTGCCGAAGAAGGCAAGCCGGCGCTGCGAAAGTTCTCAATGGTTGCGTACACCGGTGGCGCGATGCGTCTTGGTGGCTGGCCTTACCCTGTCGTTGTGGACCTAGCAGGCATGCGAGTGACTCGCAAGTCGCGCCCAATTCTCAAGGACCACGATCGCGCCAGTATCGTTGGTCACACCGACGACATCATGGTCGGCGATTCGAGACTGGAGGTCGCCGGCGTAATCTCGGGTGTTGGTAACACAGCTCAGGAAGTCATCGCCACCAGCGAGAACGGTTTCCCTTGGCAAGCATCGCTCGGTGCGAACGCCGACAAGGTTGTTTTCATTCCTGAAGGTAAGACTGCGTCCGCCAACAGTCGTGAGTTCAAAGGTCCCGTTTACATCGCTCGCAAGTCAACGCTGGGTGAAGTCTCGTTCGTCGCCCTCGGTGCCGACGATGACACCGAGGCTCGCATTGCAGCTGGCCAAGCTGAGGGTGACGATGATCTCGATGGCGATGAGCCAGACGAGGAATCCACCGAATCCGACGATTCGGAACTCGACCCAGTCAACGCAAGTCTCGAACTGTCTGCCAAACCAAAGCGGACGAATACCAATGGAGTAGTTTCCAAGATGCGAATCGAAGCCGCCGCTGAATCCAAACGAATCTCCGGGATCCGCAAGGTCTGCGCCGGCAAGCATCCGGAGATCGAAGCTCGATCGATCGAAGAAGGCTGGAGTGTCACCAAAACGGAGTTGGCAGTGCTACGAATCGAACGCCCCAAGGCCCCTGATCAGCAGGCAAGCCAACCGATGTACCGACGCGAAGTCCTTGAGGCAGCTTGCTGTCTTTCGGTAGGGCTCGATGAAACGAAGTTGCTCAAGGCTTATGGCGAGCGAACGCTCAACTCTGCCGATCCACTTCGTCACATCGGCTTGCGGGAACTTGTCGCTGAATGCGCGCGATTGGAGGGCCACGACATTCCGCGCGTGTTCGGCGACGGTACCGCAACGATTCGTGCTGGTTTTTCGACGATGTCACTGCCTGGCATCCTTGAAAATGTCATGAACAAGACTCTCTTAGCCGCTTATGAGTCGACGCCGATCGCTGCGTTTGACCTTTGCAGTATTGGGACTGTGAGCGACTTCAAGGAGATCTCGCGATATCGATTGCTTGGTACCGGTGGCTTCGAAAAGGTCGCGCCCGATGGTGAATTGAAGCATGGCAAGCTGTCGGACCAAAAGTACAGCAACAAGGCTGATACCTATGGTCAGATCCTCGCGCTGACTCGGCACGACATCATCAACGACGATCTCAATGCGTTTATGGATATCCCTCGTCAAATGGGACGCAGCGGTGCCGAGTCGATCGACGAGCTGTTCTTCACGCTACTACTCAAGAACACTGCGTTCTTCTCGTCCGCCAAC